AAGGGACAGTTCATTATCAAAGAGGGTAACTCTTCACTTAACCCATCTAAACCAGATCCTATCAGTGATGCTATTGCTCTGTACTACATGTACATCCCAGCATTTACACAGACTAGTAAGGATGTAAGAATTACTTCTGTAGACAACCGTCGTTACACAATGCGTGACATCGGTAAACTAGAGAAGCGTATTGAGCGTCTTGAGTATTATACCACACTCAGTATTCTAGAGCAACAAGCTCTCAACATGCAGGTAACTGATTCTGCAGGTTTCAATAGATTTAAGAGCGGTTTCCTTGTAGACAATTTTGAGTCTCATAAGATTGGTTCTCTAAGATCTCTTGACTATAGATGTTCTATTGACACACAGCAGTCTGTATTGCGTCCACAGTCTAGAGAAGATTCTATCAATCTAGAAGAAGTATACAGCAGAGATGACGAGAGATCTGTTGCTGGTTATCAAAGAACATCTGATGTAGTAACACTTCCATATAGTGAACTGGAGTTACTAGGAAACGGTTTTGCAACTAAGACTGTAAATCCAAATCCATTCGTTGTTCTCAGTTATGTTGGTGACTCATTTGTAGCACCTTCTGTAGATACTTGGTATGACACATCTGTTGCTCCTCTAGTTACAGATGACAACACTAATGTTAATACTATCTTCCTTGCTAAGGAAGAACTACAGGATGCATTCTCCAGTCTACATAATTCATATCAGATTAACTGGATTGGTGCCAACCAGTCATTCTTCAATATCAATTCGTTTGCTGATGTAAACTCCAATGTTGCAGACTCTTCTGTCACAACAGCAGCAGTTGGTAGTTCTTCTAACATCAGTCCACAGAACAACGAAATTGGTAAAGGTCTTGCTACTAAGGGTGTAGGTTCTAGTGTTATCTCAACTGCACTATCTTTTTACGCTAGAAGCATTCCAGTACAGTATAAAATTAACAGACTAAAACCAAATACTAGAATTCATGTCTTCATGGAAGGACAGAATATTGCTAGATGGGTCAATCCTGACCTGAAGTATACTGGTATCGCTGGTAACTCTCTATCTGCATTCAACGGAGAGATCACTACAGATGCTAATGGTAATGCTAGTGGTATCATTCTAGTTCCTGCTGGTAAACCACCTAGAGAAAATGCTATCTGGACAGGTAATGTTGATACAGTTTCTTATGATGCAGATGCAAGTGAAGTAAGATTCACAACTGGTGTTAAGACTATCAGATTTACATCTAGTGATGTAGATGCAGACAAGGACACTGTAGATACCTATGCAGAAGTTAAGTTCTATGCAACAGGTATTGTTCCAGAAAATCCATCTGGTATTGTTTCTACTAGACCTGCATTCTTCAAAGCAAATGAAGGACTACAGGAAGTCAAGAGTAATACTGATGAGAAAGTCAGACCAAATCCATTTGCACAAACATTCAAGGTAGAAAACTTTGATGGTGGTGTATTTGCAACTAGTGTCGATCTGTTCTTCAGCAAAAAAGATACTAATATTCCTCTCAGAGTTTATCTAACAGATGTTGTTACTGGTAAACCTGGAAAGAATATCATTCCTGGCACACAGAAAGTTCTAGAACCAGAAACATTCTTGAAGGTTGTTGCTAATGACACACTGACCCTCAACAAAGATGAAATTGTAACAGGTGCTACATCTAATGCATCTGGTCCTGTTTCTAGATTGATCGACAAGAATAACATTGAAGTTGTACCTAGTGCAACTGGAATCTTTACTCTCACCAACGATCAATGCTATACATTGGTTCTAAGTAACAATAATGGTACAGCATTCGTACAGGATGAGACACTTAATGTTACTAGTATCACAGAGGCAAACAATCTAAACAACACACAACTATCACTCAAGATTGCAAAGGATTCTGGCAGATTAACTGGAATGAAAGTTACCAACACTGGTAGCAACTATGATTCTGCAATCATTACTGTAGAAAGTCCACAACTTCCTGGTGGAAGTAATGCAACTGCTACAGTGAGAGTATCTGGTGGTAGAGTATATCATTCTGAAATTACTCTGCAAGGTTCTGGTTACACTGAACCACCTGCTGTTGTTCTCAGAGGAACTGGATCTGGTAATGCTGGTGCAGTAATTGAGTCTGAGATTACAATTGATACACCTGCTGTAAGAATGGGTGTTGCAATTGATGTAGCAGGAAATACAGCATCAATCACACCTACTAAGTTTGTGTTTGATTATCCAGTATACCTAGAGAATGACACTGAGTATGCACTCGCTATCGAGACAGACTCTATTGATTATGAACTATGGGCATCTAGATTGTCTGAGACTGATGTTGCTACAAGTCAGATTGTAACAACACAACCACTACTTGGATCACTATTCAAGTCTCAAAATGCAGATGACTGGAAAGAAGATCTGTTTGAAGATATTAAGTTTGTTTTAAACAGAGCAGAGTTTGATATTTCTAGAACTGCAAGTCTACTTCTCACCAACGAAGATCTAGGATACGAGGCACTGGAGTCGCATCCTGTTGAAACTAATGCAGAATCTAATACAACTGCAACTTCAGATCTATTCAAGAACAACAACAATGTTGTTAAGATCTCACATAGAGATAATGGATTTGATTCTGGTAATTCTTATGTGTTCTTCAAGAATGCTGAAAATGTTGGTGGTATCACTGGATCCCAACTCAACACAGAACTATATCAAGTCAGCAACCACGGTGTAGACTATTACAACATCACATCTAATGCGAAGGCATCTGCAAATGCATTTGGTGGTGGTGATTCTGTACTAGCAACATACAACAGAAAGTTTGAAAAACTATATGCTGCAATTCCAAATCTAACATTTGGTCAGACTAAGATTGATAGTTTCATTAAGACAACGAACCTATCTCCTGTTGACGATAATGTACAGACATTTGCGTCTTATTCACAGACTGACTATGAGAAGACTTTCTTGAATGAAGATTTCTTCTTCATCAATCAGAAAGTAGTCGCATCTAAGATTAATGAGACTATTAACAATATCGACAATTCTTTAGTGTATAAGTTAGATCTGTCTAGCACAGTTTCTTACCTATCTCCACTAGTTGATCTATCCAGAGCATCTGTCAAGACTATTACAAATAGAGTAGAAAATCCACAAGGAAAAGAATCTAGATTCGGTAGAAGAGATCAAATTCTATCTTTCTTCCCTGTATTCTCGATGACTGTTGCTGGAGTTGATCCTTCTGAAGTTATCAGTCTTGATCAAAGAGTCACTGGTGGTACAACTAAGGCAGAAGGTATTGTTGTCAAGGTGGATGGATCTACAGTATTCATCAAACTGGTATCTGTAAACACATTCATTCCTCGTGAGGAACTATCATTTAGTAGTGATACATTCCAGAATACAATTACAGTTGGAGACACTGGTGTAACTAAGTTCCTATTTGAAATTCCAAATACTGTAGCACCACCAACATATGTGACAGCAAGAAACCCATCTGTTCCTGCACAAACTTATGATAACACCATTGCTGGTAAGATTGTTCTGTGGAATGCAAATCTTGAGAAGTTGACTATTGTCAATGACAAGCAACCACTCAACAATGATTATACTGGAAGAATTGTTGATAGTCAATCATTCACTAGAAATGCTAGTGTTGATGCTCAATTAGATGACATCTTTAGAGTTGGTGATCTAATTTCTTATCCTAATCAACCAGAAGATGAGTCTAGATTTATTGAAGTCTCTAGCATTGAATACACAGATGGTGTTGACTTTATCTCTGAGATTCAGTCGAAGAATAGTTCTGGTATTTCTAAGTATGTAACTAAGGAAGTTGCTATTGAGAATCCAGCAACATCTGTCAATGTAAAACTAACTGCAAATGTTAGCGACATTGAGAATCTAAAAGTTCTATTCAAAATCAAGAAGTCTTCTTCTCAGGAGAACTTCGAGGATATTGAGTGGGCATACTTCAATGGTACAGGTGTACCAGATGTAGACTTAATTGCGACATCTGAGAATGCTATCAGTGGTATTACTGAGAAGCAAGCATCATACCAAGAATTGTCATACAGTGTTGAGAATCTACCAGAATTCTCTTCATTCGCAGTGAAGATTGTTATGAAGTCTAGCAACCCAGCATTCGTTCCTAAGATTCAAGACATGAGAGCAGTTGCATCTTATTGATATGAAACACATTAAGGTGAAGAACGAAGATGGTCTGTATCGCGACTCTGATACAGGCGCAATCATAAATACCGATAGGTCTGCTTTTGAGAAATATAAAAAGTCCAGAGGAA